CCAACTAGAGGTGTTGAACAAGAACCTATGTGGCCAAATGATGCTGATGAACCTACAAATGATAATAGAGGTTCAAATTATTAAAACTTATAAATATATAAAAATGAGGAAATTTTATTATGTCTAAAACAATAAAAGATATGGTTTATTCCATAACTACAGGTGATCTTTCCGCGGCCAATGGTGCATTTGATGAAATCATAGCTGCTAAAAGAGCTGATGGTTGGGCAACATCAAAACAAGATTTTGCTCGCACAGCTTTCGATGATATTACTCCTGATGTTACGCATGAACCAGTAGATACTGGTATTACAGGAGAACCGGAAGAGTCAGAGGAAAAATAAATGAAACTTATATCAGAACACGTTGATGAAATAGAATACATCACCGAAGATACAGAAGATGGTAAAAAGAATTACCGAATTAAAGGTGTGTTCATGCAAGCCGAAGTTAAAAATCGGAACAATCGTATGTACCCCATGAATGTATTAGAAAGTGAAGTAAAAAGATACAATAGAGAATATGTTAATCAGAAGCGTGCTTTTGGTGAACTAGGTCATCCAGATGGCCCAACAGTTAATCTTGAAAGAGTGTCACATATGATAACCAAATTATATCCTGATGGTAAAAATTTCATCGGTGAAGCAAAAATTATGGATACTCCATATGGAAAGATTGTAAAGAATCTTATTGATGAAGGTGCCAAACTTGGCGTTTCGTCGAGAGGTATGGGTTCACTAGAACCCAAAAGAGATATGCAGGTCGTCAAAGATGACTTTTATTTGGCAACTGCGGCCGATATTGTTGCAGATCCATCTGCCCCTAATGCTTTTGTAGAAGGTATTATGGAAGGTAAAGAGTGGGTTTGGGATAACGGCATAATTAAAGAAATGGATATTGAAGTATATAAGGAAGAATTGGACAGAAGGTACGCAAGACGGCAGGCTAGAGAAGAAAAAGCTGTAGAAATCTTTGAAGATTTTATGTCTAAAATCTAAATATTATAAATAACTTATATACTATAAATAACAAGGGAGTTATCCAACAATGACAGATATCAACACAGAGCTAGAAGCGATTGCTGCAGAGGAATTTGTAGATGATACGCAACTAGACGAAGTAGCTGCCGATGCCCCTAAAAAGAATGCTGCTCCTGCTATGAAACCTGAAAAGGTTGAAGGAGAGCGTGAAGATTTAGGTCCGGCTGTTGTTTCACCTGATGCCACATCTGATCCTGGAAAGCAAGCTTCTTCTAAAGCATCGAAGTCACCTAAGCCTGGTAAAGACGGCAAAGGTCAGGCTTCAGATGCATCCCCCAAAGCGATTGGTGACGGAAGTGGTCCTATGAAAGCTGGTGCTCGTGAAGAGCTCGAGGTTGAAGAGGACGAAGATGTCGTGGCCATTTCTGAAAATGAAATCGAGGATGAGGAAGTCAAAGCAGAACAGGTTGAGACAGTTGAAGATGAAACAATAGATGAACGTGTTTCTGCTATGGATCTTTCCGATGATGTCAATGCTCTAACTGAAGGTGGTGAACTTTCAGAGGAGTTTAAGAAGAAGGCGGCAACAATTTTTGAGGCTGCTGTTCGTGCAAAGCTTCGATCAGAACTTGAGCATCTGGAAGAAACATACAAAACAAAGTTTGAATCTGAACTTGATGAGGCAAAAAACGAGATGGCTGAGCAGGTTGATTCCTACCTCAACTATGTTGTGGAAGAATGGATGAAGAAGAATGAGATGGCCGTAGAACATAAGATGAAATCGGAAATCGCAGAGAGCTTCATTACTGGTCTCAAGTCACTCTTTGAAGAGCACAATATTGCTATTCCTGATGAGCAGTTCGATATGCTTGATGCCGCGGCTGATAAAGTCGATGAGCTTGAAGGTAAATTGAATGAGCAGATTGAGAAGAATATTGAGCTATCAACGAGTAACGACGAGTTAAAGAGACAAGAAATTCTTTTAGATGTTGCTTCTGATCTTGCAGATACAGAAGTAGAAAAATTTGCTGGTCTAGTAGAAAATATTAACTATGAGAATGAGGAAGATTTTCGTGAGAAAGTCAACACAATCAAAGAGTCATATTTTCCAAAAGCTCCAACAAGTAACAATGATGATACAGCAGCACCTGTAAATGAGGGTAGCGTCGATCTTGATGCTGTGCCCGACTCGATGGCTGCTTATATGTCCGCAATTTCACGGACTCATCTCCGTGACAAAGCGGAAGCATAATAAGTTTACACACAAAATAGGGAGAAGAAAAAAAATGTTTCAAACGGAACACCTACAGGAAAAGTGGCAGCCAGTACTCGGTCATCCCGATCTCCCCGAGATTAAGGATAGCTATCGTCGGGCAGTCACAACTGTAATCCTAGAAAACCAAGAGCGTGCAATGCGAGAGGACTCTGAGTTCCTTCGTGAAGCAGCACCTCAAAACGCAACTGGTTCGGCAGTAGCAAATTGGGATCCAATCCTAATTTCGCTAGTTCGCCGTGCCATGCCTTCTCTAATCGCATACGATATCTGTGGCGTCCAGCCAATGACTGGTCCTACAGGTCTTATCTTTGCGATGAAGGCACGTTATACATCACAGTCCGGTACAGAAGCTCTGTTTAATGAAGCCGACACCACATTTGCTGGTACAGGTACTCATACAGGTACAGACGTACTCAAGACTTTAACAACAACCAACTTCCAGACAGGTACTGGCATGACCACAGCTGCTGCTGAAGCACTTGGCGATTCCGCCTCAAATGCTTTTGCAGAGATGGCATTCAGCATTGAGAAAGCAACCGTAACTGCAAAGTCACGTGCCCTCAAAGCAGAATACACAATGGAACTTGCTCAGGACTTGAAGGCCATTCACGGTCTCGACGCTGAAACTGAACTTGCTAACATCCTAAGTTCAGAAATTCTTGCTGAAATTAACCGTGAGGTAGTTCGTACCGTTTATCGTAATTCCAAGCAGGGTGCTTTCCAAAACACCACAACTGCTGGTATTTTCGATCTTGATACAGACTCCAATGGTCGCTGGTCAGTTGAGAAGTTCAAAGGCCTCATGTTCGCTATTGAACGTGATGCAAACGTAATTGCTCGTGACACACGCCGCGGAAAGGGTAACATCATCCTTTGCTCTGCTGACGTTGCTTCTGCTCTTACAATGGCTGGTCTACTTGATTATTCAAGTGGTCTATCTGATAACCTCAATGTTGACTCCACAGGCAACACATTCGCTGGTACATTGAATGGTCGCTTCAAAGTCTATGTTGATCCTTACATGAACATGGGTGTACCTTACACAGGTTCAGGTGCCGTTGCTAACCAATACTATGTTGTTGGTTACAAAGGTACTTCCCCATATGATGCAGGCTTGTTCTATTGCCCATACGTACCATTGCAGATGGTCCGTGCCGTTGGTGAGAATAGCTTCCAGCCAAAGATTGGCTTTAAAACACGATATGGAATGCAGGTCAACCCATTTGCCGAGTCAAGTGCTCAGACAGCGGGTGCCGGGTCTGTTGACGCCAACGTGTACTATCGCCGAGTCCAGGTCACAAACCTGATGTA